ATGTCGCAACACCGTTCTCAAGTGGTGTGGTGACAACTGGTCTGCAATTTAACTTAGCAACTGCACCATCAACTGGTTCAACATGGACTGATTCTAGCGGTAATGGTCGTAATGCAACACTAGTAGGTTCACCATCGTATGTGTCAATCAATGGCGGTGGCATAATGCTAAACAATCCAGATAATGGTGGAACAGATTATATTAGTGTTCCTTACAATATTGCTTCAGATACCGTAACAGTTGAAGTGGTTGCTTCATTTAATCCAACATCATTTTGGGGATCTATTTGGGGTAATGAAATTTTTGATACTAGCGGAGGATACGTAGCATATGTGGATGGATCAACAAATATAAGTTATGGTATCCCTTATGGTGAGACCGCAGTAACTATAACTGAAAGTAATGATGTAAGACAATGGATTTTTGTTATCAATGGCACACAAGCTAGTCTTTTTTTAAATGGTTCACAAATTGGAACAACCGGTACTATTAGTAATCAAACACTCTTTGCGACAAATGAGTTTTATTTTGGGGCAAGGCATTTTAATGATGGTACAGGTTCATTAGATGTAATGAACAATGCAGCCTTTTATCCAGTATTCTATCAGATGCGAGTGTATAACAAAGCATTATCTGGTGCGGAAATAACTCAGAATTACAATACAGTTAAAGATACTTACGGAATATAAATATACACATGTCAAACGAATTCAAAAAAGAATGTGGTGCTGGATATTATTGGTGCAGCACCGATAAAGTCTGTAAGCCACTACAAGAATCTATGGAAACTACAAAGTTTTGCCCTGCATGTAATAAAACAGAAAAGCGTTCTGAGTGTGCATTCGGCCCAGAATATTTTGATAAGTATGCAGAACCAATGAAAAAAGAAGATGCTGGTGCAATGGGTGCGCCAGCAAATGCAGTAGGTGGTGGTGCTATTGCAGGATTAGGTGTTGGTTCACAAGGCGAACCTGGTGTAAAGAAACGCAAAACTGCAACATTCATTTCGTTTATAAAGAGAAAGTCAAATGTGGCTTCTTAGTTTTCTGCCTTCTGGCTTTCTTTTATTCATCATCAATACAGTTTTAATTTGCGGTGCCATAGGTGCCGTAATTGGTTTTTTAGGTAGTAGACTGCCAGTTGTTGGCAACTATGCAAACATAATCAAATATGTTTCCATAGTATTACTCTGTATCGGTATATACTGGAAAGGAGGCTATAGCGTAGAGCAAGAATGGCGTGAACGAGTAGCTGAATTAGAGGAGAAAGTGAAAGATGCAGAAGAGAAATCACAGCAGACAAATGTTGTTATCGAAACGAAAATCAGAGAGAGAGTTAAGAGAGTCGTTGAAAAACGAGAGGTCGTTGTTGAAAAGATTAAAGAAGTGGAAAAAGTTGTTGATGCGAAGTGCGAACTTGATCCATCCGTAGTAAACCTTTTGAACGAGGCAGCAAAGAAACCATGAAATATATTCTCATTCTTTTGTTGCTTGCGGGTTGTAGTACAACAGTGCCAGTGGCGCGTAAGTTTCCTGAAATACCAGATTCATTCAAGAATGCTTGTGCGCCACTGTCACAAATAAAAGAAGGTACAACCAAACTGAGTGAAGTGATTACGGTTGTAGCTGACAACTATGCAGAGTATCATTTGTGTAGTGACAAAGTTGACATGTGGATAGAATGGTATAAATTACAAAAAGAGAATTTTGATTCTGTAAAATAAAATCTGAGGATACACATGGAACTTACAAAAGAACAATTAAAACAACTACTACCAAAGAATCCATATATTGACCAGTGGCACAAAGCACTAAGTCAATTACTTCCGGATTATGAAATCAATACACCACAGCGTATTGCATCGTTCATTGCACAATGCGCTCATGAATCTGGTAATTTTGTTTTTCTTACTGAAAACTTGAATTACAAAGCAGAAAGTCTAGTAAAGGTATTTCCAAAATACTTTAAAGATTTAGCTACAGCAAAATCATACGAAAAACAACCGCAAAAAATTGCAAATAAAATCTACGCAGACCGTATGGGTAACGGTAACGAAGCATCTGGTGACGGATGGAAGTATCGTGGTCGTGGATTAATTCAACTGACAGGCAAAACAAACTATACTTGGTTTGCTGCATCACTAGAAATCAGCCCCGAAGAAGCGGCTGAATATACACAAACATTTGAAGGTGCCGCACAATCAGCATGTTGGTTCTGGGAAACAAACAAACTGAATCAATATGCAGATACGGGTGACATTCTCACAATGACAAAGAGAATCAATGGTGGAACGATAGGACTTGAGGACCGTAAGAAACATTATGCACACGCCCTTCATGTTCTAGGAGTTCACTGATGAAATATCTAGCACTTCTATTATTACCATTATTAGTAGCGTGTGAAGAAAATTATCGTTATCCGTGTCAAGACCCAGAAAACTGGGAAACAAAACAATGTAAAAAACCATACTGTAGCGCAAACGGAACTTGTCCTGAAGATTTGACTCATTACGAAAAGAATAAAACAGGTCAATCAAATGGTATGCCACAACAACAAGTTCCAAGTAAAGGAGAATGTAAATGATTAACGAATTATGGTCAGGAGAAAGATACACAACAGAAGAACTCAATGCACGATTGAAATTTTTCATCGGCGTTGTTTTGGGATTAACACTATTCGGTATTGTCTTTGTTGTGTTGTATAGTTTGATTTTTGTTACTCAGCCAATGAACGGTATGAGTCCAGTTGACAACAAGTTTTTTGAATTGATTATTCCTATTGCGACATTTCTAACAGGTACACTATCTGGTATTATGTTAGCGGGTGATGACAAAGAACTTCGTGCAAAAGCACTTGATGCTGCAAACAAACCATATGTGCCACCGCCACCACCTCCAGTGATGTCGGCACCAGTTAGCACAGGTTTCGGAGCATCATCAGCAAGTCCATTTGATACAGTAGTAGATGCTATTCCATCTTTTTCAGCATCAGTATCAGTAGGCTTTGGTGGTAAAGATGCACCAGCACAACCATCACATCCTGAGAAATGAAAAAGTTTTTGACACAAATGCTTACCGCTGAGGGTGAGCAACAACCTTCTAGCAAGAGAGTAATTACCTTTTTGGCATTTATTCTTCTTGCTACAGGGTTTATTGCTGAATTATTTTTTGAAAGAAAGTTGAATCCATCAACATTTGATGTTATGATGTATATTGTGCTAGGTGGATTAGGATTTACCGCATCTGAAAAGTTTACCTCAAAGGAAGAAAAATGAAAAAAGAAATCGCATTAGCGTCAATGATTTTGTTTTTGCTTTTTGCACCACTCACAAATGCAGCATTTGCCGCTGAAACAAAAAAAGTGTGTGTCAAAGAATATGATAACAAAACTAAAAAAGAAAAAGAAGTGTGCAAAACTATCAAAGTTCATAAGAAACTAGAAGGCACCAAGATTCCTGAAAAGAAGTAAAATGGACGGAGAAGTAGCACTTAAAGTAGAGGTTGGCGTTCTCAAAGAGAAGGTTAATACAATTTCCGATCTTTGTGAAAAAATGGATCGTGTTATTGAAAAGCTTGCGGACAATAACACGAACATGGTCAACCAAATATACAAAGATATGGACAAAAGAAAAGAAGATACCGTAGGCGATATCAAAGAACTTCATTCGAGGATTACCACGACAGACAGAAATCTTTCTGATAAGATAGAATTGACTGAACGTAGAATTATGGATGAGATAAAGTCATTACGCGACCACATTACCGAACACAACCAAAAAGAAGATGATGATCTAAAGTCTCTGATGCAATGGAAATGGATGGTTGCCGGTGGTGTAGTTGTAGTTGCATGGATTATTTCCAATATCAAACTGGATTATTTGGCAAAGCTTTTTGGATAGTTGATTTTCGTGAGCAGTAGTGTTATAATGAATGCATGGCTATATACATTGATGCAAAATATGTGAGAATGGTTTCTTCACGCTTGCGTAACTTCAAGCAGAAGAACACCAATCTCTGGAACTTCTCTTGTCCGTACTGCGGAGATTCCCAATCAAACAAACTCAAAGCCCGAGGCTATGTTTATGCTAAGGGTAATGATTTATTCTATCGCTGTCATAACTGTGGAGTAGGAACAAATGCAGCCAATTTCATCAAACATGTCGACCCATCACTACATGGAGAATATGTACTTGAGAAATACAAATCGGGTACAGCCAACACGCATCACAGAAAAAGTAGTGATTCACCAAGAATCATCACCACACCACCCAAATTTGGTCACATCAAAAAGCGCAGTATATTTGAACATGGGACCTGGCTCAGTGATCTACCAAGTGGACATTTTTGTCTAAACTATGCACAGAATCGACTGATTCCTGAAGAACATTATGATAAGTTGTTGTTCACTTCGAATTATAAATTATTTTGTGATGAATTAATTCCCAATCACGATAAAAAACTCATTGAAGATGCGCGGCTTGTTATACCATTCTTCAATTATCAAAACGAATTAGTTGCAGTATCTGGTCGTGCATTAGAGACAAGCGACCGCACACTACGCTATGTTACATTGCGTACTGATGATTCTGAAAATAAACTTGTCTATGGTATGGATCGTTTGAACTTGAATGAGCGTGTATATCTTGTTGAGGGTCCGCTTGATAGTTTGTTTTTGAAAAATTGTGTTGCATCAGGTGATGCAAATCTTGCACTGACAGTGAAAAATATTCAAGCAAAAAAAATTACTTTGATATTTGACAATGAACCACGCAATAAAGAAGTCTGCAAGTTAATTGAAAATGCAATCAAATCTAATCATGATGTTGTAATTTGGCCAGATAACATAGATGGCAAAGACATCAATGAGATGGTTCTCAATGGATTTTCAATAAGCGAAATTCAAGAAATCATAGATAGTAATACATTTTTTGGTTTAGAAGCAATAGCGAAATTTACATTCTGGAAGAAATTATGAAAGTGAAATTGATTGGTGTGACAGCACCGTATGCGGGGCACAACTCTGCTGAAGATATGATTGTTTATATGGCCCGTGTATCAAATCCTTCTAATCAGGGAATGAACAGTGATCCTGCTAGACTTATTCGTTATCTCATCAAAAATCAGCATTTTTCACCATTTGAGATGGTAAACGTTGTTATGGAAATTTCCACAACGAGGGACATTGCAAGACAAATCTTGCGACATCGGAGCTTTTCTTTTCAAGAGTTTAGCCAACGATATGCTGACCCTACGAAAGATTTAGGCTTTGAACTTCGTGAAGCACGATTACAAGATACAAAGAACAGACAAAATAGTATTGAAACTGATAATTATGCTCTAAAGACCTTATGGGAAGAGCAACAGCGTTTTATTATTGATTCTGCAAAGAGTGCATATGATTGGGCTATTGAACAAGGTATTGCAAAAGAACAAGCAAGAGCAGTATTACCAGAGGGCAACACACAATCTCGTATGTACATGAATGGTACTCTGCGTAGCTGGATTCATTATTGTCAGTTGCGTATGGATAATGGCACACAAAAAGAACACAAAGAAATAGCAACAGAATGTTGGAAAATAATTACAGATAAGTTTCCAAATGTAGCAGCAGCACTAGAACAATAATATTGGAGAAGAAATGGTAGATGTCATCAGCATTAAAATAGACCTAAAGAGAGATAAATTATTCGATGAACTTGGAATCAAAAGACTTAAAGAATCATACATGCGTGAAAGTGAAGTCAGCCCACAAGAAAGATTTGCATTCGTATCCGCTGCTTTTGCGAGTGATATTCCTCATGCTCAACGCCTTTACGATTACAGTAGTAAGCATTGGCTTTCTTATTCTACTCCTATTTTATCTTTTGGCCGTAGTAAGCGTGGTTTGCCTATCAGTTGTTTTCTACCCTATTTGGATGATTCAGCAGAAGGTTTGGTCAACACTCTTTCGGAAGTAAACTGGTTATCAATGTTAGGAGGTGGAGTTGGAATTGGTCTTGGTATTCGTTCTGCTGATGATAAGTCTGTTGGTATTATGCCTCACTTGCGTACCTATGACGCTTCTTCTTTGGCGTATAGGCAAGGTAGGACCCGCCGCGGTTCTTACGCTGCTTATCTTGATATTAGTCACCCTGATATTATCTCATTTTTAGAAATGCGTAAGCCTACTGGTGATCCAAATATGCGAACTTTGAATCTTCATCACGGCATCAATATCACAGATGACTTCATGCTGTTGATTGAAAAGTGTATGCTAGACCATGATGCAGATGATACATGGGAACTCAAAGACCCACACACAAGTGAAGTCAAAGATAAAGTAAGCGCAAGAGAACTGTGGCAGCGTATTCTCGAAACACGCATGTTGACAGGTGAACCATACATTCACTTTATTGATACAAGTAATCGTGCAATGCCAGATTTTCAAAAACAAAAAGGTCTGAGCATCAAACAATCTAATTTGTGCAGTGAAATTATTTTACCGACAGATAAAGAACGCACGGCAGTTTGCTGTCTTTCCTCTGTGAACTTGGAGTATTATGATGATTGGAAAAATGATAAACTTTTTCTACGGGACGTGGCGGAGATGCTTGATAATGTACTTCAGTATTTTATTGACAACGCTCCTAATGCTATTCACAGAGCCAGGTACTCTGCTCAACAAGAGCGCAGTATTGGTGTGGGGGCTCTTGGCTATCATGCTCTTCTTCAGAAAAAAAATATTGCGTTTGAATCAGCGATTGCAAAATCACTGAACAATCAAGTATTCAAACACATTCGTGGAGGATTAGATAATGCAAATCATGAACTTGGTAATGAACGCGGTGAAGCACCAGATGCAAAAGGCACAGGTAAGAGATTCAGTCATCTTATGGCTATTGCTCCTAACGCTTCTTCTTCTATCATTATGGGCAACACCTCTCCATCCGTTGAGCCTTATAGAGCAAATGCGTATCGCCAAGACACTCTTTCTGGTGCACATCTAAACAAGAATAAGTTTCTGGATAAAATCATTCAGGAGAAATGTAATGCAGACAAAAAACTGGACTATCAAGAAATCTGGTCAAGCATCATTGCAAATGACGGTTCCGTACAACATTTGGACATCTTGGATGACTATACCAAAGATGTCTACAAAACTAGTATGGAAATTGACCAAAGATGGGTTGTGGACCACGCGGCTGACAGACAAAATTACATTGACCAAGCGCAATCCATTAACCTCTTTTTCAGACCTGATGTCAATGTAATGTACCTTCATGCAGTTCACTTTCAAGCATGGAAGCAAGGACTGAAAACATTATATTATTGTCGCAGTGAGAAATTAGCCAAAGCAGATAAAGTTTCAAAGAAAATCGAAAGAGAAATTATTCAAGAGATTGATTTGAAACAATTAGTTACTGAAGATGTTTGTTTGGCATGTGAAGGGTAAAATGAAGCATCATGACCAAAACAATAGCTTTATTTCTTCATCAACCTAAATGCTCTGTCCAATCAGGTAATGGAATAATCAAAGCATTACATCCATATTATAAGTTTAAGATATTCACGAAACATGAACTTGAAGATGATTTCTTTGATGATGTCGATATGGTTTTATTTCCTGGAGGTGTTGGTGATGCTGATTCTTGGGATTCTCTGCTCAAGTTTCATAAATCCAGAATACAAGAGTTTGTTGCAAACGGTGGACGCTATTTGGGAATATGCATGGGCGCCTATTGGGCTGATAACACTTATTTTGGGTTATCTTCAGACTTCAAAGTTGACCAGTACATCACAAGACCAAATACAGATACAAAAAGACCACATGCAAAACAAATGAAAGTTACATGGGATGATAAACCCGAAGAACTTTTCTTTTATGACGGCTGTGCAATTTTTGGTGATGAATCAAAGTATGATGTTGTTGCAAGATATCCTAACGGCGATGCAATGGCTATCATACAGAATAGAATCGGTTTGATTGGTTGTCATCCAGAAGCTGAACAGCATTGGTATGATGAATATTCATGGATGAGAAAGAGATGGAATGGCAGTAAAAATTATTTGCTGCTAGACTTTGTAAACAGATTGATGGAGAAATGATATGATAGGCTAAATCATTATGTGGGGTTTCTTTTCCGCATGGGGCTGGTTTGGTGCAACATATATTAAAGAAAAAGTATGGCCAGAAAAACCACCAATAGTACAAGAGGAAAAAAAGGAAATCAAGAATGAACAAAAATAAAGATTACAGCAATTTTGAAACACAAAAAGAAATACTGTTAGACTACTTACAAGTAATGATTGCGATTGAAGATTGGCATGGAGTATCAGATGTGGCAAATGATTTGCGTGAATTAGAAGCAAAGCAAAATTTAAACTACAAAAGCAAATAAGGAAATAATATGGCAAAGCAGACTGGTGTATCCAAACACAAAAAAGTTCATAAACTGACTAAACAAGGTGGTCAGATAAAAACATCTAGTATGAGTAAATCAGAAAAACGCTCACACAAAAAATACAGAGGTCAAGGTAAATGAAAAAGATAGTTCGTTTCACTGCATCATGGTGTGGTCCATGTAAGATGTTAGCGAAAACACTAGAAGAAGTAGAATCAAAACTACCAATTGAAGTTGTAGATATTGATACACATCCAGAAGTTGCAGCAGAGTTTGGCATTCGTGGTGTACCCACATTAGTGATTGTTGAAGATAATATACCATCAAAAAGATTAGTAGGAAATAAAACAAAACAAGAAATAGAGGCATTCATCAATGACTAAAAAGAACGACACAAAACTAACAGACGAAAGAACAGCATTCAAACCCTTTGCATATCCATGGGCATATGAAAGTTGGCTCAAACATGAGCAGAGCCACTGGCTTCATACTGAAGTACCAATGCTTGAAGATGTCAAAGATTGGAAAAACAAACTAACACAAGACGAAAAGAATTTTCTCACACATATTTTTAGATTTTTTACACAAGGTGATATTGATGTTGCAGGTGGTTATGTCAACAATTATTTGCCATACTTTCCACAACCAGAAGTTCGTATGATGTTGTTGGGTTTTGCAGCCCGCGAAGCATTACACATTGCAGCGTATTCACATTTGATTGAAACACTTGGTATGCCAGATACCACTTACACGGAGTTTATGGAATATGAAGAGATGCGTTCAAAACACGATTATGTTCTTGGTATTAGCACACAAAATGGCGATAGGGCTTCTACTGCTGCTCACATTGCAGTATTCTCTGCTTTTACCGAAGGGATGCAATTATTCAGTTCCTTTATCATGTTACTTAACTTCCCACGCACAGGCAAGATGAGAGGTATGGGGCAAATCATTACATGGTCAATCGTTGATGAAACACAACATGCAGAGTCAATGATTAAATTGTTTCGTACATACATTGAAGAAAACAAAGAGATTTGGAATGATGAACTTAAATCAAAAATTTATACTATTGCAGAAAAAATGGTTGAACTTGAAGATAAGTTTATTGACCTTGCATTTAGTATGGGAGAAATGGAAGGACTCAGTTCTGCTGATGTTAAGCAGTATATCCGCTATATTGCTGATCGTAGGCTCATTAGCCTTGGTCTTAAAGGCATTAATAAAGTGAAGAAAAATCCACTACCATGGGTAGAAGAAATGATTAATGCGCCAACACACACAAACTTTTTTGAGAATCGTGCAACAGATTATTCAAAGGGTGCATTAAGTGGCAATTGGGAAACAGTGTGGGGTAAAGCAGCGTAATACTAAATATAAAGTCTGATTATCTTCAGTAATTGGACTATTAAAAAAAATTCTATAATGTGACAATTCCGTTACGGTAGAATAATTTAGTAGTTCAATTTACAGGAGATAATATGAAGAAACTATTAGCATCGTTATTACTTTTCACAGGAGTCGCATCCGCAGCAGAATTAACTGGCGCTGGTGCGACTTTTCCATTTCCAATCTATGCTAAGTGGGCAGAAGCATATAAAGCATCCACTGGCATTGGTCTGAATTATCAATCAATCGGTTCTGGTGGTGGTATCAAACAAATCAAAGCAAAAACAGTTGACTTTGGTGCAAGTGATATGCCATTGAAGCCTGAAGAATTAGACAAAGAAGGTCTAATGCAATTTCCAGCAGTAATTGGCGGTGTAGTACCAGTATTCAATCTTGACGGTGTAGCAGCAGGTCAATTAAAATTAACACCAGAAGTTATTGCAAACATTCATCTTGGTAAAATCACAAAGTGGAACGATAAAGCAATTGTTGATTTGAATCCTGGCGTCAATCTACCAGCATTAGCAATCACAGTTGTTCATCGTGCAGATGGTTCAGGCACTACATTTATTTGGACAAACTTTTTAGGTAAAGCAAACGCTGATTTTGCAAAAACTGTTGGCGAAGGCACAGCAGTAAAATGGCCAGTTGGTGTAGGTGGTAAAGGTAATGAAGGTGTTGCTGTTCAAGTACAAAGAATCAAAGGTGCATTTGGCTATGTAGAATATGCATATGCAAAAAGAAATAAAATTGCACACGCACAATTAAAAAATCGTGATGGTGTTTTTGTACAACCAAGTGACGATTCATTCAAAGCCGCAGCATCAAACGCAGATTGGGCTAATGCACCAGGAATGTATTTGTTGCTCACATGGCAAACAGGTAAAGAAGCATGGCCAGCAACAGGTGCAAGTTTCATTCTCATGCACAAACAACAAGCAGATACATTGACAGGTCGTGCAGTTCTCAAATTCTTTGATTGGAGTTGGAAGAATGGTGCTAAGATGAGTGAAGAACTAGAATATGTTCATTTACCACAATCAGTCATCAAACTAAACCAAGACAATTGGCGCCGTGACTTAAAAGGTCCAGATAACAACTCAATTTGGAGATAATATGAAATCGTTTAAAAAAATAGCCCTAGTTACAACAATTCTGTCCGTATTTGCTACAACAGCACAAGCTGATGAACATACTGATTTGTTAGATTTACTGTTACAAAAAGGCGTAATCACTCAAAAAGAACACGCTGATCGTATAGAAAAATATAATGAAACTTTAGAAAACAAACAGTTCAATGCTGCCCGTATTGACAAAGACTTGCGTGATAATAATAACTTGAGATTCAATAAAGCAAACGATGGTTCAGTTACAGAGAATGGAATTGGATTAAAGAGCAAAGACGGCAACAATACCATTCAACTTACAGGCAGATTGCACATGGATTATCGTCAATATACTCCTACATATGGCGATGGACAGACTACAGATGCATATCAAAATTTAGCAGAAGTTCGCCGTGCAAGATTCGGTGTGCGTGGTCAGTTTGCAAAAGACTTCAAATATCAATTACTAGCAAACTTTGGTGCAAGTGATGGCTTTAGTTCTACATCATCTACTGCTGATGAAATGTGGGTAAATTATGCAGCAAATCCTGAAATGCAATTTCAATTCGGTTTGTTCAAAATGCCATTTAGTCTTGAACAAATGACTAGTTCAAACAATCTAGATTTTATGGAACGTAGTTTAATTGGTCAGAATGATACTGAATTTATTCCTGCAAAAGAAACTGGTTTCATGTTACATGGTGTGCCAAAAGCTGGTCTTACATATGCTATAGCAGCAAGTAGAGGCAAATCCAATAAGAGCGCAGAGTTCGATGGACTTGATTATATTGGTCGTGTAACAACTAATATTGCTGAACTAACAGGCAGTAAAGCATACACTGCACACTTAGGTGCAGCATATAGCACAGGTGAAATTAAGAGTGGTGTTGCACCAGCCAGTGGTAGAACAGAATCTCGTATGCAGTCTGGTTGGTTTACAGGTTCCGCATTGAGTGGTGCTACTACAAGAACACGCCAGGGACTTGAAGCAGCATTTGCATATAACGGTTTCAAAGTTCAAGGCGAACAGTTCAATTTTAAATATGATGCTGCAACAGGTAGTGACCAAGAGATCAAAGGCTATTATGCACAAGTCGTTTATAATCTTACTGGTGAATCTCATGCATACAAAGATGGAACATTTGGTTGGATCAAACCAAACAATCCAACTGATAAGGGTGGTAAAGGTGCATGGCAAGTTGGTGTGCGTATGAGTGAATTTGACGCAAGTGATGTGTCTGTTGCAACAGGCAAGTCTAATCGTGCTACTGCTATGACATATGGCGTTACTTGGTTCTGTACTGACAATCTGCGTTTTATGTTAAACTATGTTGACACAAAGTTTGACGCTTTAGTAGGCAGTTCAGGCAGTCGTGTAACAGGTGATAAAGCAATCATGTTTAGAAGTCAATTAAGCTTCTAAATTTTCACTCTAAATAGGTATTTCAAGGGAGGTATCATGAAATACCTATTTTCCTTTATTATTTCCGCATTTTTGACCGCTTCTGTATTTGCAACAGATCGATTTGAACTCAATTTTCAAAACAACAAAGTCATTCATCAAGATTCCGATTGGGATTTTTTGATGCACGAACATAGCTACAATTTCTCAATGAATAAAAAATTTGATATGTTAGATAAAGATAATTTTATCGTACACTCATATATCCAATTTGATCATTCATATAATTATGCATCGTTTGATGAGCCTACAAACAAGATATATACGATGGGTGTTTTGAGTTGCTCAAGAAAAGCGATTATGTTATTACGACAGGTTTTTGTTAAATCTAATGGTGAAATACAAGCAATTCAACCAATTCAACCAAACGAATATGTTTCGGAACTTGAAATGCCAGACACCGCAAGACATCAAATGTATCTAAGAGTATGCTCAGGGGAGATTGTATGAAAAAACTTTATGCAGCAGTAGGATTTATATTTCTTTGTTTAGTTTTACCAACACAAGCAAAGACACCAGAAGGTGTAATGTATGATGCACAAATCGTTCGTGTTAATGATGGCGATACAGTAGTAATTGCAGCACCATTTTTACCGAAGCCATTAAAGCCAGAACTTGCAGTTCGCATTTATGGCGTAGATACACCAGAGAAGGGCTTTCGTGCCCAATGCCCACAAGAAGATGAAAGAGGAAAGTTGGCAACTAAATTTACAACCAACGCAGTGGCAAAGTCCACTAAGCGTCAAGTTATTCTATATGGCTGGGATAAATTTGGTGGTCGTGTATTGGGAGATATTATTTTAGATGGTCAAAGTCTTCGTGGAATGCTCATTCAAAATGGTTTTGCCCGTGAGTATTTTGGTGAAGCTAAACAATCATGGTGTAATTAATCATGCGAATAAATCATGAATGCACCGCATGTGGTTCTGAGTTTACAATTTCTTACAATGAGATGCAAACAGAAACGGACCCAGTACATTGCCCATTTTGTGGCGAATTTTTACTCTTAGATGATGACAGTTTTGGCGATGAAGATTTGCACGATGATGAAGATGAAGAGCCTCTATGACATGGTATTATGGCGGTGTGCCGTTTGAAGAAGACGGCACACATTTTGGTTATGTTTATCTAATAGAAAACCTGATTACAGGTAGGAAATATATTGGACGCAAATACTTTAGCAAAGCTGGTTACAAACAAGTCAACGGCAAAAGAAAAAAAATCAGAAAGACCTCAGACTGGGAAGCCTATTGGGGTTCCAATGAAACACTTAAAGCAGAAGTTGCCGAATTAGGCGAACATAATTTCCGCAGAACTATTCTTTACCTCTGCAAATCCAAATCCGAATGTGCTTATTGGGAAACATTTGAAATATTCACTAGACATGCGCTTTTGAATACTGTATACTATAATGACTGGTGCAGTTGCAAAGTCAGACGGGCACACTTGAAAAACCTTCAAATCGTTACCTCTTAAAATTGCTGCAAAGCAGCAAGAAATACTATATAATAGTATGGAAGGAGAAACGACAATGTTTAAGAAGTTTATTCACTGGTTTACTCAACACCAGATGACTGAGATTGAGTATTACATCGCGTCCAGAGATCCAAAAAATGCTGCCGATGTAGAACAGCTTATTAAAGAGTTCAACTATAAAAGGAAATTACAATGTTTTTAAATCAACCACAGTTCCCAACATTCTACACATGGAATGACATTCAGCGTAAGGCTGAAGACGCAACAATCAAAACGATTGACTTCAATAAAGTTTTGGTAGATCACACTATTGCCTATTTTGACAGTGTTACAGATAACAGTTTTACTACATATACAAAGAAGGTAGTAAACCTGAATAAGAACATTGCGGAAGATGCAAAAAAAATCGTCAAATCTGAAAGCAAAGAAACTAAAGCTTGATATAGAAGGCAAAACTAAGTTTTGGCAACCAGTGGTCAGAAAAGGTTGGTGGATAAAGTTTTCCACTTACCGTGACCACTATATTCTATTGATGATTATTTCGCAATACACTGGTCAGACAATCATTCGTTATTTTGAAGAAGAGCAAGACGCAGTAATATTCATCAATTTTATTACTACATGTAGCGCACAAGATACATTCCACTCAGCATAGGTATATTATGGACATTATTGATTCTTTGAAAAAAACAAAAGAAGTAATTGAAGAAATTCTTTTAGACAAGCCTCAACAGTTTGCCTCACACGATATTCCATCACCACTCAATGAAGTAAAGAAAGCAGCCGCAGAGTGTATACTTCAACTCAAACGCGGCAACAAAATCTTTTTCATGGGTAATGGTGGTTCAGCAGCAGAAGCGCAACATCTTGCTGGTGAACTTGTTTCATTTTTTATGCAAAGAAGTAAACCATACGCAGCACTTGCACTGAATACAGATACCTCAGTGATGACTGCAATTGCAAATGATTTAGGTTATCAGCATGTATTCTCACGCCAACTTGAAGCACTAGCAAAACCAGGTGATGTAGCCATTTATCTGTCTACATCAGGTCTATCTAAAAATATTCTTGAAGCAATGGGTATTGCAAAAGATTTAGGCGTAATCAATATCGCATTCACTGGAATGAAAACTAGATACATGCAGATGCATTCTGATTTTTATATTGCAGTGCCATCTACATCAACACCACAAATACAAGAAGCACATTTGATTTTGGGGCATTTACTTTGCCAAATGATTGAAGAAGGTTTAGAATCTGAAACACTTCATGACAATTTCTAATGTATGCCTGTTCAAAAAACTTGCCCTAGATGTGGTGTAACACACACAAAGCGTGGACCATATTGTTCACGCTCATGTGGTAATGTGCGTGAACACACCGAAGAGGACAAGGCAGTTCGGTCAGTCAAACTTACTGAGTATCATCTAACACCAGAAGGTGCAGCAACAAGAGAAAAATCATCCCGAATGATGTCAGCAAAAAGAAGTGGCGAAGATTGGGAAGAAGTTGGCGTTGAAGAGTTTGCAGTAAACATTCCAGATGTTACTGATTATGTTGCAGAGTATGATGAAACATGGAACCGAGCAGAGAGGTGGTAAAATGCAAGCATTTATAATTCTGTTGTTTACCGTATTATTGACCCTAGCTATGAATTCAGGTGATTGGGTTGCATATCTCATTACAATTGTTGGATTTATGATAGTGTTTTACTACTCGGAAGATATGCAGTAAAATAGTTGACAGTTACACCGAACCATAATATAATCTGATATATGGCAGAGATATATACATTTACACCGAAACAAAACCCCAAGATTGAGAACAGTATTGAACTGGACCGATTGAAGGTAAAGTTGCTAGAATTGTATGAGGTCAGAGATACTTTGAACAAAGAGATACGATACACTAAGGATGCAATTACCTTGCTTGAAAAAGGCGAAAAATGACAGAAGATCCGAACGATGACGATTTTGATGATGAAGTAGAAATGGATGAGGTAACCGTCATTGATAAAATTAATATCTTGCTAACATTGATTGAAAATGGTCCAAGCGAAAAATATAAAGCATTGGCACTTGTACTGCACGAAGCAAGGTTTCAGTTGTTACATGCATGGAATGAAATTCAATATTATATGGAACTATGTGAGAGCTACGAAAAATCCATCAAAGAAGTGGGCGATAATTTGAAGTAAACAATAGTCGCCCAGAGAGAAAGGGCGATGAACATAATTTTCAAACATCTTTTCATTTACATCATAGTGTTTTTTGCTGTGATGTTATTACCTTATACTTTTTCCGCTTTAACCAAATGAATAAACACTTTACACTTACAGAGTGGCTTGTAGTCTTTGCTGTTTTGTTTTTTCTTGTGATTCAATCGGCTGATGCAAAACAAAAACACAAACACAAGCCACACAGAAAACATGTAGCCAAAACACGGGTAGTTCGTGAATATGTGCCCGATACTTTATCAGTAATGGTTACAAATATAACAGAGAATACAATCACGCGGTCACAAAATATTGACCAGATACGTCCATTGGCTAGTATGACAAAGTTGATGACTGCAATGGTTGCATTAGACCATGACAAAAACATGGACCGTAAACTTGTATTGAGTCGTTTAGCTGGTAGCAAAATGCCCAAACAAGAATACACACGCGGTGAGTTGTTTCATATGCTCCTCATCAAAAGTGATAATGCAGCCGCAGAAACATTAGCAAATGATTACCCGGGTGGTCGTGAGAATTTTATTCGTGACATGAACATTCGTGCGATGATGCTAACGATGCATAGCACTAAGTTTGATGACCCTTCTGGTCTAAGCCCACACAATGTCAGCACCGCAAGTGATGTAACACAAATGGTCGTAGCAGCAGCAAGTTTTGTTGAGATACGAGATATATCTACCAAAAAGACGGCTACGATTGAAGTTGATGGACGAAGAAGAAGCAGAGTTACCATATTACACAATACAAATCATGCGATTCTTTCACAAGTAAATGGTGTGCAAGTAAGCAAAACTGGCTATACAAACCCTGCCGGTTTTTGCGTAGCATTATTGGTACACAAACAAAATGGTGATAAAGAGTATCATGAGGTAATTATTGTAATGGGTGCAAGAAGTCCATCTCAAAGAGTTGACACTGTGAAGAAGGTCGCATATAATGATATGAAGGAGGACAATCATGTCACGCCAAACCGAATTTGATGCAGTAATGGATCGTATCAAAAATTTATCTGAGTATGAAGTGCAAGTAACAGTTCCAGAAGATTTTCAATTTGAAGGACCTGTACCGTTTGATATGTCAATCTCAGGAGATATAGCATGGGTTAAAGTTTTAGCCACATCAATAGAAGAAGCAACACTAAAAGCAAATGAATACTTTGAATGCAAATACAAATAAACCTTGGATGGCACCAGAGTATGATGTACCAGTCTTAGAGAATGAAGAGATGTGGTCGCAACGAGTGATTGATGAGGCTGCACAATATTTGTGGTTAGAAATTGACCGCGAAGAAAATAAAAAATAATGCGGGTGTGGTGGAACGGCAGACACATCTGGTTTAAGCCCAGACGCTTAGGCGTGAGAGTTCGAATCTCTCCACCCGCACCAATTACGAAGTACCAAGGGCTGTTAGCTTAATGGTCAAAGCAGCCGACTCATAATCGGTTGAGTGTAGGTTCAATTCCTACACAGCCCACCAAACAACGCGGCTATCGTATAATGGATAATACAGTTCTCTTCTAAAGAACGAATGTGGGTTCGATTCCTGCTAGCCGTACCAAACTTACT